CTTCTTGGGCATAGGCGGCGGGGGTGCGGTGGCGGATGCATCACTGCTCCGAATCCCTGTCGATACGCTCCGTGGTCTGGTGTTCGTAGGAGAGGGAGGATTAGGCTCCGGCGAAGATTCAGCTTCGCGCATCTGTCCGTTGGGTTTTGGGCCATCGGTTGGCTCGGTCGGCCAAGCGATGAGTTCCCCCTGATCGGAAAGTGTTTGGTAGACCAACGCAAGGTTGTTGCGGGTGAGGTCTAGCTGACTCTCTTTCAGGGCGGCGAAGAGTTTGTCCCGGTTCTGCTGTACCGGGTAGTAGTCGGGCGTGGCCTGAACAAAGGCAACGGCCTCATCCCGGTAGTACTGGTCGCGCTGCGCGTCGGTCATGCTGGCGAGTCGTGTAGTTATTTCACGCGGGGGTGCGCCCTGCGCGTGGGTTACGATTTCCGTCACTGCCTCTACAACTTTGTCAGGATCGGTAATATCCGTCGAGAGACGGAGTTTGTCGGCGCTGGTTAGCTCTTTCGTTTCGGCTTTGAGCGGTTGGGGAATCCTCGCATGATCGGGTCGTCGTAGACGGCTGATTTCGCGGTTGGCGTTGGCTTGGGAGTGTAGCAGCGCATCGGCAACCTCTTTGTAGGTTTTCCCTTTGAAGGTGGAGATTCGCTTTCCCTCTGCATTTTCGATGACGGCGATGTATTCGCCGTTTTCATCGGGTTCTCCGTAATTGAGCCATTGGTATTTCATACTTGCCTCGGGTCATTTGTAGTTATTCCTCACTAGGCATCGGGCGTGTCGGGTCAAGGATGTTTTCAATTAACTGCTCCTCTCGGGTTGGTTCCGGCATCACGGATGGCTTGGTCAGAGTGTTGAGGTATTGGGAGATTTCGTCGTCCAGTTTTTGTTGCAGGTGGGTGAAAATTTGCCATGCCGCTTTCGCCATCTTGTGGTTAGCAAGTACCTCGGCCTCGCGGTCGGCGTTGGTGTTGATGAGATGGGTTTCAACTTCGATACAGCACATCTCCATCACGTCGAGCACGTCCGCCCATGCCTCGCTGTTGCGCACCTGATACAGATTGCGGCGTTGCAGCGGAGTTAGTTCCGCTGTGACTCCGAATCGTCGCTCGGTGCGGATGGCGGTCTCGATCATGCGATGGCTCCCCCTTTGCAGGTAAGCTCGTGGTCGCAGTAGACACATCGGCCATTCGATCCTTCTTCGTGCTGGTCGCACGGCCCAAGGTTTGCAGGATAGGTCGCGCATCCGCAGTTAGTTCGCGGATGTCTCGGCGTCATCGTTGTATCGCATACGGTCATCATGCGATGGCCTCTTTCTCGTCGCTGGCGTCGTGCTGTGCCAGTCGTTCGGCGGTGCCGGGTGGTAGTGTAGTTATTCTGTCGGGCTGTGCTGCCAAAAACCTCATCTCCGCCAGTGTGACCTTGCGGGTCTCGCGGAGCATGTATCCCAGACTGAGGCAGATATCGCCTAGCTGGGTGAGGCGGACGAAGTATTTGCCGCGTTCGCCGTGGTCTGTCCAAGTGAGGTCTTCAATCAGGCCGCGCTCCATCAGTGGGTCTACGATCTGCTCCAAGGTGAAGGCTTCGTCCTCATCGCGCATCGCGCCCTTGCCGATTGCGCCCAAGGGGTCGCATAGCCTCTGCGCTCTCAGCATTTCCAGAGCGCGTTGATAGCGCGGCGGGATGACCATGAATTTTGCGCTGGCGCTCTCCATTTAGCCTCCTCCTGACGTTCCGTAAAACTGGCTGGCTTGCATCGATCGCTCGTCGGCGGTGCGCTCGGCAAAGCTGGAAGCGCGTTCGAGCGGTGACTCGACTAGGGTTTTGTGGGTGGTGTCTACGCTCTTGCTGGCGATGCGACCGGCAATTTTTTTGTCTTCCAGTTCCATGTCGTTTTGGTGCTTCTGGTTGAGTTCGGCGGCGCTGGCTTGGGCTTTGATCGCCATCGGATTTTGTTGCATCATGCTTTGCATTTCCTGTGGTGTCATGGGGACAACAAGGTCGGCGCGGTTCTTCCATTCGCTCATGTCCAAAACCATCTTTACCAGTTCCATCACGTTGACCTTGTAGCCAACCTGCGTTAATTGCTGAATGAGCGCCTGATTGCCGAAGACTTCGAGTAGGAAGGGCAACGCTTGGGCCATGCGGTTCCGCGCTGCGAGTTTGGTTCCGGCGAGTGTTTCAAATTTAACGTTGGTCGCCATGAAGTCGCCAAAGTCGGTTACGAGGTCCTTGCTGCGTTCGCCAATGCGGTCGCGGATTTCCTGTATCGGCATTCTTTCTTTGACCATTTGAAACAGGAAGTTGAGGAAGGGCAGGAATACCCCGTCGATGAAGCGCTCAACCGGGCTTTGCAGTCGTCCGCTCGATGCAGCTTGGAGCATCCCGGCCCCCGTACCGGAATGCCCCACGCTGCTGCCTCGACCGGGGAGAACACCTTGTACTGTTGCCTGATCCGCGCCGGTTGCGCCTTCGCTCGAACCGACAACCGCCTGTATCGCTCTCCAGCCATCGGGCGGGACTATCGGCTGGGGCACGAGCGCAACCGCTTTGGTGGCGTCGGTGCCGTCCACCATGCGGATACCGCCTAGCCTTCGCCGCTGGTCTTGAGTCGGCACATTGGCCCCTCGCGCAATGGCGTACTCGGGCTGTACCGCGAAGGCTAGGATGTCGAGAATGGCGTTTATCATTCCCTGCTCTACGCGTTGATCCGCGCCACTGATGCGGCCCACTCCCATGCCGTAACCGCTGTTCTCGATGTCCCAGTAGTTGGCGCTGAGAAAGGGCTTGTCGGGCATTTTGTGTTTGCCATTGCGGATGACGACCTTCTGTTGCAGCACAACCCGTACCTGGGTCTTGTCGAACCATTCCAATACCTGCATCGGTTTCAATAGCGGGTCTTCCGTCCAGTCGGTATCCTCGCGGGCGGCGTGATGAACGCTGGTGTTAACCGTCATCGATTCCTCGGTGCCTTCGATGGGTTCGGTCTGCTCCTCGTCGGACATAAAGATGTGGCGGAGGATGTCGTCGCTGGGGATGTCGTAGTCGGGATTTTCGCGGAGTTTGGTGAGGTCGTCGTAGTTGAGATAGTTGCGGTGGATGATGTACTTGGCTTTCCAAAGCTGATTGGGGTTCTTCCATTTTGGATCGACAAAAACTTCACCAAGTTCGCACTTCTCGAAGGTGGGCCGGTTGCGGGTTACTTCTTCCTCGACGGCTTCAAATTCGTCGGACTCCGCAGTGAATACCGTCATGGGCTTGCCTAGCGGCATCGGCACCTGCGGCGGGGCTTTCTTTCTCCGGTAGTGGGTCTCCAGTTTGGTCTCGGTCTCCCAACCAACTTTGAAGATGACGGTGCCGGAGTTGACCATGCCCTGAATGCCATAACTACACTCTTGCTTGAAGTTGATTTCGTCTATCAGTTCGGAAACAAGGTCTGTCCATGCCCGTACCGTGTCCTGATGGGTGGCGGGGCGGGGCCGCACCATGAACGGGGTGGTATCCGAAAAAATCGCGCCCGTAATTGCTGGCGCGAGAGAGTTGGTTTGCTTGGCTACGGTGAATCTGGAAACGTTTGACCGGGTGACGGTGGAACCTTCAAACGTGCTCAGAGTGCGGGGCGATTGATACAGGATGTCGCTCTCCGTCCATTGCAGCGGCCAGCGTCGATCATTCTGCCACGCGGAGGCGCGTTCGTAGTCCTGCACGACAATGCTGATGACGGCGGCGTCGGTGTACTTCGGCGGGATGGTTGGATTGGGAGAAGTCGTCACATCCCCCGGTAAAACCGGGGCGTGTGGGTTACTCCTCATCTCCAGTACGGAGGACGCGGCCATACTCAACCCTTTAACCGTTGCTCTTTTTGTTTGAAACGGGTTCTGGGTCGGTATGTTTCGGGTCCCGGCCACTTCCGTTGTTCAATGGCACCCTTTGGGGGTGCGTTTTAGCAGACTGGAAGATGACTTCATTGCGCTAGCGCAAGTTGCTGGATCATAAAGCTAAGTGCAAGATTCTGCAACCCGCTCCAGCCTGTGCATAATTTTTGGCGAAGGCTAGGCGAAAACTATTCGAGTCCCGGAATCCAGACTTCAAGGCCGTTCGAGGTCATCACGTGTTCCTCGTAGCTGCTCTGCGGCTCGATGTCCTCCGGCTCCGGCTCGGGCGGGGAATACTGGCCGCGTCCGTAGATGAGGTTGAACTTGTCCCGTTCGCGCATCATCTCCCATGCGAGGTCTTCCTCGGCAAGCTCCTCGGCGCGGAGGCTGACTGGCAGGTGATCCGCGACGCGGGAGACCACATCCGGCAACCCGTCATCGTCATTCATGCCGTATTGCACAAACCCTTCGATGAGCGGCTTGGTCTTGAGGCCGTTGGAGAAGTACAGGCGGGAGGATGCCAGTAGCGGCTCCAGATGGCGGATGCGGGTGTCGCGCTCTCCGGCGTCGCCCTGAAACTCCGTCCATGTGATGTTGATCTTCCATCCCGTCGTCAAACTGTAGTTATTGATCGCAGGTTGGATCAGTCGCGCTCCCGGCGATTCCTCAATTTCGATGTTGTGCAGTCCGTTGCGTCGCGCCGTATCGTGGATGATGGTTGCCAGCGCCGAAGGCTTGTAGTGGCCCTGCAAAGTCTCCGCGATATACATGCGATTGCGGTGCAAGATGCCAACCGCGCCGGAAGTCGAGAGCCAGTTGAGACTCCGGCAGGGGACCCGAAAATGGAGAAAACGCTGTCCGTCCATCGGGAGGTCGTTTTCGTCCACCATCGCGGCTAGCATCTGGGCTTCCGTAAAAACCAGTTCGGCGGCCCCGTAGCTGTCGAGCATGTACTGGCTCATGAAAAATTCGTAGTCGGCTTCATACTCCTCGCGGAGAAAGTCGTAGCTGAGGATGGCGGGAAACAGAAGCTCGATTTCGTGCGGTTCGGGGAAGCCGTTGGGGTCAAGGCGCTCCCCGTTCAACAACCGGAGCGCGGGTTTGAAGACGCGGTGATAGGTTCCCGGCCTCGCAGTCAGGACCTCATCGCTGAAGGTGTCACCCAACCCGTAAGGTGTCCCGATCTTGATTTCAAAGCCGGTCGGCTTCAGAATTTTGCGGGTGAGTTTGTACGCCTTGGTGATGGCTACCCGTCCCTCGAATTTGCGCGAGTTGCGGTTGGTATTAATATCGTCGTAAATCAACACATCGGGGTGCCATCCGGTAACGTTCGAGTCGATGGAGTTCGCCCATATCAGCGGCTCGATGATCTTCGGATCGTGCTGGCGAAGCTGGCAGGTGAATTGGCCGGGGACCTTCGAGGGCTTGGAAACGCACAGTTCGGGAAAGAGGGCTTGAAACAGGGTGCGCGGTCGGTGCGAGGGGTTGACGAAGAAGCTGCCAACCTGATCGACAAAGGCGAAGGCGAGTTCCTTGCCTCCGCTCATAATCAGGATGGCGATGGTCATGTAGTAATGCAGGATGAGTTGCACACAGTAGGCGTTGTCGAGTGTAGTTTTGTAGGTGTTGCGCGGGTACAGCAGGGTTCGTCTCCGCTTGCGCCCGATGTAGAGTTCGGCAACCGTCTGGGCAGGGTCTATCTCAGGGAAAAACGCGATGGCGTCATGGTGAACGGCTTCGTCTATCAGGCAATACCCCAGCGTGTAACTGAGCGCGAGTAGGTTGCCCTTGCAGCATCGCCGTCCGTCCTCTTTCACCGCGTCATCGTGCAAGACGATATCGGTTAGCTCCGTCCGCCATGCTTGGTTGTCGCCGCGCTCGGCGGTCGGATCGCGTAGCTTCCGCCAGTTGAAATGCATCTCATTCCTGAAATTCTGAAACGGTTATCGCGGCTTCAATCGTTGCCTTTACCGCGCTGCACATGGCGTACGTGTTGAATCTTGACTTACTTGCCGAAGAGAAGGTTATGGCTCCGTCTTTGTGACGGCGGATAATCATGGCGTCCTCAACGTCATCGATGTTATCCATGCATTCGATGAGGAAGTCGGAAGCGGTCACTTCATGCCCCCGGTGTTCCCGGTGGGGTCTGTCCCGGCTGCGGTGTTCCGGGAGGGGTCTGTCCCGGCTCCGGCTCCTGCTCATCTGGCTCACCCGGCTCGCTCGGTTGCTGCATGTGCTGTTGCACGTCGGCTAGAAGCGCTTTCATGTCGGGATGGGTATGTTCCTTACTGGATTTTTGCCCATCGCGTGGCGGTGCGCCGTGCTTATTCGCTAGGTCATGCTTGGCGATGAAGCCCTTGTTGTCGGAGCGGCGGATGTGCATTTCGTGGGTGTGTAGTTTCTCGCCCTTGCTGCTGAGAACTTTGGCGGCGGATTCGGCTGGTGAGTCCATCTCTCTACCTCTTTTTTTTCTTGGCTTTTTTCTTCGCTACTCC